GTCTACTGAGGCTGTTGTCGAGAATACTCCAACAGAGCCAGTAGACACAAATCAGGCGAGTGAACCAAAGGCAGATGATGAGCCTAAAACGACAGAGGATGGAAAGCCCAACCCCAAAGTCAAAATGCGGTTTGATGAGGTAACTAAAGCCAGAGATATGGCACGTCAGGAAGCTGAACGTGAGCGTCAAAGGGCTAGTGATCTTGAAAAGCAGATTGAGGAACTGAAAAAAGCCAATAGTCCCACACAGACTTTTGACACAGACGCAGAACCTCAACCATCACAATTTGCAGATGCGTTTGAATACGCAAAAGCGCTGAGTGAATGGTCTGCTGAAAATGCTGTGAAGCAAATGAAACGGTCTGAAGCAGAGGCAAAGATTGCCGCTGAACGTGCAACAGTAATTGAAGCATGGCAAAAGCGACAAACAGAGGCTAAAGCTGAGATACCCGATTATGAAGATGTAATTTCATCCTCAGAATTGACGGTAAGTGACCAAGTAAGGGATGCAATCATTGAGAGTGATGTTGGACCAAGAATCTTATATCACCTTGCTGAAAACCCTGAAGTTGCTGAAGCATTGTCCAAGAAGTCCGTAACAGCCGCATTGAGAGAAATTGGTAGATTGGAAGCACGGTTTGAACGTAAGGACGAACCCACAAAGCCTGTCGCAACAAAATCGAACGCACCCGCACCGATTAAACCATTGAAAGCGAGTTCAACCGTAGCTGATGTAAGAGTTGATTCAAACGGTCAATTCCACGGTACATATCAGCAATGGAAAGAATCACGCAGAGCTGGTAAGATCAAGTAACGGTAACAAACAATTTTTCATAGGAAATAATCATGTCAAATAATTTATTGACGATATCGAAAATCACCAATGAAGCACTCATGGTGCTAGAAAACGAGTTGACCTTTACATCAGAGGTCGACAGAAATTACGATGACCAGTTTGCGGTTGTCGGGGCAAAGATTGGTAATACTGTGAACGTCCGCAGACCTGGTCGTTTTATTGGTACTACTGGTCCAGCGCTTAATGTAGAAGACTTCAACGAAACAAGCGTACCTGTCACACTCTCCACGCAATTCCACGTAGACACGCAATTTACTACACAAGACCTTGCATTATCTTTAGATATGTTTAGTGATCGTGTATTGAAACCAGCTGTTGCCGCTATTGCTAACAAGATTGACAGAGACGGTTTGAATACTGCGTTGTACAACACAGCTAATATCGTTGGTGTTGCTGGTACGCCCCCAACAGGATTGATTACATTCCTGACAGCGGGTGCTTATCTTGACGCTGAAGGCGCACCACGTGATGGCAGACGTTCTTGTATTATCGAACCCTTTACAAGCGCAACAATCGTTGACAGCTTAAAAGGTTTGTTCGTGCCACAAGAAGCGATCGGTGAGCAATACCGCAAGGGGCTGATGGGCAGGGACAGCGCAGGGGTAAATTGGAAATTAGACCAAAACGTTGTGTCACAAACTTTTGGTTCTTACTCAGGCGTTTCACTCCAAACCAACACAACAACTTTCACGGGTTCGTTGACAAGTGGCTGGTCACAATTTTCCACAATCACAATCAACACAGCGTCTAGCACAGCTACATTGAATGCTGGTGATGTGATTCAGATTGCTGGTGTATATGCGACCAACCCACAAAACCGTCAAGCATACGGTTCAGGCAAACTACGCAACTTTGTTGTTATGAGTACAACTTCTGTTGGTACAGGCGGTGCTTCTGTTCAGGTTTCTCCAGCAATTATCACTGGCGGTCAATTCCAAAACAGTATCATCATCGGTTCAACTTCTACAACAGCGGCAATTACTCCATTCAACAACACAGGTACTTTGTCTCCACAAAATATCATGATGCACCGCAATGCGTTCACGCTTGCAGTAGCTGACCTTGAGTTGCCTGAAGGCGTACATTTCGCTGGTCGTGCTAGTGATAAAGAAGTCGGTTTGTCAATGCGTGTAGTACGTCAGTACACAATTAACAACGATTCAATCCCAACACGTCTTGATGTGCTGTATGGATGGGCACCACTCTATCCTGAGTTGTCTTGCCGTATTGCCGCTTAATCAACCCAAAGGAAATACAAAATGAGTAATCCAGGACCAGCAACCACAGTATCGGCTCACCCAAGTAATGTCACAACGAATCAAGCGTTGCGTCTTATCGGTGTAGCCAAAGGCGTTAACCTTAATGCTGTAGCATTTACGCCAGTACCAGTTGTTAACTCAACTGCTTATTTGCCAAAAGAAATGATTGTTACCAACGTGAATAACGCTGGTGCGGTTGTATCTTTGTCAACAACAACAGCTTTAGGTATAACAACTACAAACGCTGGTTCACCATCCAGTTTGTTTGGAGCGCTGACAACTGCTCAAATCTCAGCACTTTCAACATCCGTGTTGGGAACTGCTTATGTTGATTCAAGCTCAACTAGCTTGTCTTATCAAAACCAAACTTTATACGTTGATGTAACAACTGCGTCAGGCGCAACTGGTACAGGCGATGTATATGTGTATGGTTACGATTTCAGCTAATCGGGGCTGACACCATAGGAGAAGTCACCCCCAAAAAGGGTGGCTTTTTTTACATTTAACAGTACAATTTAATCGTTTTTCAAAGGAAAAATTATGTCATCTACAACCGTTGCCCGTGGTAATGCTCACGAGACTTTTTACATTGCCCCAAACATCACCCCAGCTTCATTAACAACATCGTCTGTTAGTTCACTTCAAACTTTCCCTATTGCTGGTTTGCAAACAACTGATATTGTGTCTTTTCAACAATATCAAGGTAACCAAACTTCCAACATTGCAATAACAAATGTTGATGTTGCTACAGCTGGTGTTTTGACTGTTCAATTTCAAAATATTTCAGGTGCGGCAACTGCTATTCAACCAGCCGCAGGGGTTTATCAATTTCAAGTTGTTCGTGTTGAAGGTTATCCACAAGCTACTAATGGAGCTTAATTATGGCAAACACAAGCGTATTTAGACCAGTCGGTTTATCTTATGCTGTTGCTGTTTCAACAACCGCATCAACTGCTTTGACCGTAACCCCAGCGGGTAACGATCAGATCAATTATTGCGGTTTTTTAAATACATCTGCTAATCCTATTGCTTTGACAATAGCAGAAGCAAATGCTTTAAATTCGTTGACTGCTCCAGCCGCAGTACTTCCAACAGCTGGAAGCCCTACTAACACGGTAATTTTAGGCGTTGCTATGACTTCACCAATGGTAATTGCAGTACCCCCCAACGGGTTCTCAATGTCAGCCATTACAAGCACAGGCACAACAACGCTTTACGTTACCCCAATGGCAGATCAATCATGACCAATCAAGTAGCAAATACAAATACCCCTAACACGGTACTTTTGAACACGTTTGCTTCACAACCCGTTATAGCAAGCGGTTTTGGTACTGCGCCAACAATCAAAGGCGCTACGCCAAATTGTTTTGCTGTAACAGTTGGTTCTGGAGGTGCGGCAAACGGCACGATTACATTACCTCCAGCTCCAAATGGTTGGATGTGTATTGCAAACGATGTTACCAATGGTTCTGCTTTGTTTTTACAACAGACTGCAAGTAGCACTACATCAGTAACTGTAACGGGTTATGGCATAACTACTGGACTAGCGGCAAATATGTCTGCTGGTGATGTGATTGTTATGACTTGTATTCCATACTGATGTCAAATCAAACCGCAGTCACCGTCACAACAAATATTGTTCCTGTACAGGCAATATTTGATGTAAATGGCGTTTGCGTTGGATTGGTTGGACCAGGGGGGGAGTTTTTCTCTCCCCCACTTAGTTCCGACACAATCAACTTTGCAACAATAACGAATAGCACAATTAATAGTACTGCTATTGGTGCTACAAATGCTAGTACGGGTACGTTTACGACAATGACGACCAATAACGCCCAAATCACGGGCGGGTCAATCACAGGCGTAAGTATTACGATTACAGCGTTAAACAACACGCCAGTCGGCAATATAACGCCATCTACGGGTGCGTTTACTACTCTTTCAGCTACAACTACAACCACAACAAATTTAGCTGTTACGAGTCTAACTGGATTGCTTTACGCAAATTCAACTTCGAACGCTACTGCGGCTACAGCAAATCAAATTGTTGGCGTAATAGGTAATACGTTTGTTACAAACGCAACAAACGCAACAAACGCAACGAATACAACCAACATCATTGGCGGTTCTGCTGGAGCTGTTCCGTATCAATCCGCAACGGGCGTAACAGCTTTTGCTACGGGTACGGGCGTATTGGTAGGCGGTTCAACACCAACATTTACAACAACGCCTACTATAACGGGCACAAATATTTCGGGAACAGCGTCAGCGCTGTCTATTGGTGGAAATGCCGCAACAGCAACTTCTTCAACTAATTTGTCAGGGGGTTCCACATATGCTTTTCCTTATCAAACGGCTTCAGGCTCAACTACATTCCTATCTGCGGGCACTTCGGGACAAATTCTTCAAACATTAGGCACGGGAGCAATTCCAGCTTGGGTTAGTCAATCTACCCTTTCAGTTGGTTCTGCTACAAACATCGTAGGTGGTTCAGCTGGGGTTATCCCTTATCAAACTGCAACTGGTGCAACAGGATTTACCGCAGTTGGGTCTGCGTCTCAACTTTTACAATCTAACGGTACTTCAGCTCCAAGTTGGGTGTCAGCAAACACTTTATCGGTGTCGAGTGCAACGAATTTAAGCGGGGGTGGAGCTGGGTACATTCCGTATCAATCTGCGTCAGGAAGCACGTTATTTTTGTCCGCTGGAACATCTGGTTATGTTTTGCAATCAAATGGCACGAGCGCCCCTAGCTGGGTGTTGCCAACTGCGTACGCAACCATAACTGATGATACAACTTCAACTGGCACAAGATACCCTTTGTTTGCCAATCAAACAAGTGGTAACGTAGCAACTGAATACACAAGTTCAACAAAACTACAATATCAACCCTCAACGGGTACTTTTACTGCGACTGTTTTTAGCGGGTCATTAGCGGCATCAAATTTAACTGGAACAACATTGCCCAGCACTATTGTTACAAGCAGTTTGACGACTGTTGGGACAATCGGTACAGGAATTTGGCAAGGTACTGTTGTTGCCACAACATATGGTGGAACTGGTACATCTCACGGTATAAATGGAGGAACATTCTAATGTTTACTTGGAAAATACTTGAAGCTCATTCAGAAAACGAAACAATTACACAAGTACGTTATTTTGCGTCTGTGACTGATGAAAAAAACACCGTTGAAACAGAAGGATGGTTGCCAATAAAAGAACGTACGCCCAAACCCGATTTCAACAGTATTCAACATGAGACAGTATGCGCTTGGGCTAGAGAAGATTCAACTCAAAATGGTGTAAATGCCATAGAATCTAGGTTACAAGAACAATTAGACGCATTGAATAAAAACGTCAATACAAAAGCGCCTTGGTCTCCACCTGAAACTTTTAAAGTGAGCGTGTAATGGCACAAACAGGGTATACCCCAATACAACATTATTATTCAATTACAGGCGGTAATACTCCTACAACTGGTAATTTGACTTTAGGTGAAATAGCTATCAATGTAGCAGATCAAAAAGTCTATATGTTGAATTCAGCAAGCAATGCTGTTGTTACTCTTGTTGGTACTTTAGGTAATCAAAACGCCAACAGCGTATCAATTACTGGAGGTTCAATAAACAATACAACCATAGGTGCATCAACAGCATCTACTGGAGCATTTACTACAATTTCAGCTTCAGGCGTAATTACTTCTACTGTTTCAACAGGAACAGCCCCATTTACAGTATCTTCAACTACGCAAGTAGCTAATTTAAATGCCGCAACAGCTGGTACAGCTACAAACGCAACAAATACAGCAATTACTGACAATACAAGTTCAAGCGCTACTTGGTATCCAACCATAGTTTCAGCAACAACTGGAAACTTACCACAAACCACATCAAGCACTAAATTTAGTTTTGTGCCAAGCACAGGAACTTTAACAACATCATATTTAACCCCCACAAATCCTTTAGGTACTGCTTATGGTGGAACAGGATTAACATCATTCACAGCAAATGGTTTGGTTTACGCATCTAGTTCAAGTGCTTTAGCTACTGGGTCAGGACTTCAATTTACTGGTACAAATTTAGGTATAGGAACAACAAGCCCTGGATACCCATTGACGGTATCACTTGCTACACAAAATTTAATACAATTACAAAACACCAATGCGGGTACAAAATTTTGGTATGAAGCTGTAAGTAGCGGTAACACTTATTATTTTCTTAATGGAAGTAATGTTGGGGTACAAATAGCAGATGGTGGAAATTCTTGGTCAGCATATTCTGATTCAAGGTTAAAAAATGTAACTGGAACTTATGCAAACCCATTATCAGATATTGCACAACTTCAACCAGTTAAATTTACTTGGAAATCTGATACAACAAATAAACCTTGTGTTGGTGTTATAGCCCAAAGCGTACAAACTGTTGTTCCTGAAGCAGTTGACCAATTCAAACTTGCAAATGCTGATGAATTAAATGACCAAACAGAATACTTGTCAGTACGTTATACAGAACTTATACCTTTGATGATTGCAAGTATTCAAGCCTTAACAGCAAAAGTAACAGCTCTAGAAGCAAAGGTAGGAGCATAAAATGGCTAATACATACACTTGGAAAATAACAAATTTACAAGCATTTGCGAGTTCAAATGGGCAACCAAATGTTGTGTCTAATGTTGATTGGATTTGTTTTGGAACTGATGGTACTAACACAGCACAAATGAATGGTTCACAAGCAATAATTTATAACTCAGGCAATAATTTTATTCCATTTAATCAATTAACAGAATCAGAAATTATTGGCTGGGTTCAAAATGCTTTAGGTTCATCTGTTCAGGATGTTCAATCACAACTTGATGCAAAAATAGCTAACATAGTGAATCCATCAGTTGTAACAAAATTGCCTTGGTCAACAACTTAAAGGAAAAAAATGTCAACAGTAAATTTATCACCATTTGCAGGGGCAGGGGCACAATTTTTTGATTCCAATGGAGTGCCTTTGTCTGGGGGGTTGATATATACCTATGCGTCTGGTACAACAACACCACAAGCAACTTATACCACTTCAACAGGAAATATTGCAAATTCAAACCCAATTGTTTTAGGTTCTGATGGTAGGACACCACAAGAAATATGGTTGCTTAATGGTTATTCATATAAATTTATTATACAAAATTCTAGTGGTACACAAATAGGAAGTTACGATAATATTCCTGGTATAAACGATACTACTTCATTAATTGCTTTTGAAAACACTTTAATTGGTTCTACTGGTTCTTCATTAGTTGGTTATAACCAAGGAAGCTCAAGTGCTACAACTAGAACAGTTCAGTCTAAATTACAAGAATTTGTATCTGTTAAAGATTTTGGTGCAATAGGAAATAATACTGCTGATGATACAAATGCAATACAGGCGGCTCTGAACTATGCCGCACCCCTTGGATATGTTGTAGTCTTCCCTCCAGGTCAATACAAAACAACTTCTGCATTAACTGCTAGTTTTAGCAGTGGTGGTATTTTCATGGAAGGAGTTGGCTATGGTAGTGGATCAACTAATGACAATGGAATATTTCCTACTGGCTCAGGTTATACAGCACTAACAGTAAGTGGTAATGTTAATGTATTTAGTGTCTGTTTAGGTGGTGGTGGAAATACAATAAATGGTTTGTATTTCAATAATATATCATTAAGTTTAGTTAACAAAGTTAGAGTTTATAACTTCAATGGTTTTGGGATTCGTATTGATAAAGTGTATGACACAGTATTTGAAGTTTTATCTGCTGAAGTTTGTGGAAATACATCATCTACAACATTAAATTCTTATTCATATCCAAATTATGCTTTTGGTATGTTTGATGCTGGTGACACTTGTAATATGTCCCACATTTTGCGTTTGCAAGTGGAGCAAGCACAATACTATGCTATTTATGTATCTGGTAACACTTTAAGTTGTTTGATTGATAATATTCATTCAGAAAGAGCTACTACAAGTGCATCTTATCAAGCATATCCTACATGGGCATTAGGTGGTAATAGATGTAGATACAATGTTGCAAGATTAGAATCAAATCAACCAACAACAGCTACCGTTCAAATTTTAGGCGTTAATACAACTTTTGCAAATTTATTGGTTGAAGGTGCAATTGTTGTATCTGCATCTGGCGTTAATGGTGGTCCAATAACCATTGAAACACCTGAAATACAAGGAACATTACAAGCTCAAAGTAATCAAACTGGCACTATTACTTTAATTGGTGGATCAGTTTCAAATTTAAATTCACAAGCATTAGGGTGGAAAATATTTTCGACAAATATTGGAACTTTAACTATAAATTATTCTGGTTCATCAGACCCTAAAAATTTTGAAGTATTTGGTGCGGTAATTTCAATTTTATCTAGTGGAAGTACAAATTCATCTGCTACTTTTAATGATTGTAATATTGCTAATTTGTCGGCAACAAGTGGTGTTTATGGTCTACAAGGAACATCTATTTATAACAACTGTAATATTACTTGTTCATCTACATATAACATTGGATATTCTGCAAATTATTTTAATAGCTGTACTATCAATGCAAACATTACATTAAACCCTGGTTCTATATATTTAAGCAATACAGTTATAAATGGTACTTTGACACAAAGTTCTGGGTCAATCTCAAGCATATTTGATGGTTCAAGTTATGCAACAGGAACTGTTACAGGATTTGGAGCACCAACTGGAAATGCTTGGAATAAAGGACAAAGAACATTTAATTTAGCACCAGCAACTGGCTCTCCTAAATCATGGGTTTGTACAGTAACTGGTACACCTGGCACTTGGGTATCTGAAGGAAATCTATAATGACTACACCATTAGATATTATTAGCAGAGCCTTAAAAGACATTGGTGCTTTAGAAGCTGGGGAAAATCCAACTGCTGATGCGGCACAAGATGCTTTCAATATGTTGTTAAACATGCTTGACCAATGGTCAAATGAAGAAATGATGGTGTATTATCAATCCGAAATTATTTGGACGCTTACATCAGGACAAACTCAATACACTATTGGACCAAATGGCGAAATTGGAGCTGTTTTCACGGGTTCTATATCGGGAACAACCTTAACTGTCACTTCGATCACTTCAGGAGCTATAAACCTGAATCAAACAATATCTGGTACAGGAATAACTAACGGCACAAAAATTGTTGCTTTTGGTAGTGGAGCTGGAGGCAACATTAACGAAGCGGGTACATATCAATTAAATGTAAATTATCCAACAGGCGTATCTTCAACAACAATCAACGCTTTTTATCCACGTCCTTTATCAATCAACTCAGGGTTTGTACGTATAGCTACCAATAGCAACGGTTATCCGATAGTTAATGGCGGTTTAGATTATCCGTTGACAGTTTTAGACTATGACAGCTATCAGTTAATCGGTCTTAAAACGTTAAATGGACCATGGCCCAAAGCATTCTATTATCAGCCAACAGAAATTCTAGGTAACATTTTCGTATGGCCTAATCCAGCACAAGGAGAAATGCACCTTTTTGCTGACACGCTGTTTTCTCAATATACGAATTTGACCGATCAAATTACATTACCACAGGGCTATAACATGGCTCTTGAATGGTGTTTGGCTGAATATTTAATGCCGTCCTATGGTAAGTCTTCAGCAACACAAATACAAATGGTTCAGCAGTTTGCCGCAAAAGGCAAATCAACTGTTAAGCGAACAAACATGAAACCACCAAAAGTTTCAAGATATGATGAAGTCATTACAACTTCACGTTCAAAAGATGCTGGATGGATTTTGTCGGGTGGATTCTTTAGATAAGGATGTGTTATGCCTGATTTTGGTTTTGTTGGTCCATCTTATGAAGCGCCTAGTATTTACCAGGACGCTCAAGAATGTATCAACTTTTATCCTGAGATTGACCCGCTTAAACAACCTGGAATAAGAGGGGTTGTTGCGCTTTATCCAACGCCTGGTTTAACAAAAATTATTCAGCCTGAAGTTGGTCCAGTACGTGCTATGCGTAATTTGTCTGGTAATGCCATATTATTAGTTGTTATAAATTCATCGGTTTATAGCGTAACAACAAATTATGTATACACGAAAGTTGGTTCACTTAGCACGTCAATAGGTTTTGTATCTATTTCAGACAATATTACAACCAATAACGGATTGACTGCTTATATTGTTGACGGTGCTAATCGTTACACATGGGTTGCAAATAGTAATACTTTTTTAACTTTGCCAGTTACCGATGGACCATGGGTAGGTGCTTCTATTGTAGACGTTTGCGACAATTACAACGTTTATAACAACGTAGGCACTCGAAATTGGGCTTGCACAGACCTTGGCTCAAGTTTGTCTACAAACGCTTATTATGGAACAAAAGATGCCGCACCAGACCCTATTGTTACTCTTATAGCAAATCACAGGCAAATTTATCTATTAGGTCAACAAACAACTGAAGTTTGGGTTGATGTTGGAAACGTTATAACGGGTATCATTTCATTTCCATTTCAGCGTATTCAGGGAACAATGATGCAACACGGTTGTGCGGCTATTGGTTCTGTTGCTCAATTTTCTGAAATGTTTATGTTTGTATCTAAAGACAGTAGAGGTCAAGGAATTATTGGTGTTATACAAGGATATGCTTTTACAAGAATATCTACACACGCTGTTGAACAAACATTGTTAAATCAAACAATATCTGATGCGGTTGCTTATACATATCAGCTTGAAGGTCACGAATTTTATGTTGTTACATTTCCATCTATCAATATAACTTGGGTTTATGATCTTGCTAGTCAAATGTGGCACAAATGGTTATCTTGGGATGGCATACAATTTAATCGTCATCGGTCAAATTGTGG